ATCAGCTTGCTCACGACGAGCAGGGGATTTTATTACGTATGGTAATTGAATTATTATGTCTAACTTACCAGAGCCACTTTGTTCATCAATTGCATCTAAAATATTTAACTTTTCAATTAAACGTTTTAATGTTGAATTTGGTTCGTTCATAACAGCATATAATGGATTTTCAATAATTGCCACCATATTTTTAGGAACATTAATTTGTTCTTTATAACCTTTTTGCTCATTATAAATATCAATTTTTACCATAGTTGGATACCATTCTATAATTTTTCCAACTCTTAAAGTTTGAATTTCATACGCATCACTAATAGCTGGGTCCATTGTAGTATCTATTGGTGCTACAGCAACACTTCCTTCATCGAACATAGACATGGATATATCCATCATTAAAGAACGTCCTGTTTGATCGATGTTAGCTTCTACAGATAATGCATTATTTAGAGAAGAAGGTATATCTTCTAGATATTTATTGTTTTCATCAAGTTTAACATGGGCTATATTAACAGATGCAATATCAATTGCTAATCTATTATATAAAGCTCCTACTATTGACTTTGCATTTGTTCCTCTCAATCTAACTCTATCTGGACGGCTAGAATATCCTGGACCTGTGTCTTGATAATTTGATCTTGTTGGATCTTTGTTTAGAAATGCATTCCAAGCATGTTGTATTCTGTTGTTAAGAGACCGCTCCATAAGTTCCTCCTTTGTTTAGCTAATCAAAAGCTTCTTTATTAGCTTTATAAGCTACATATGCATCCATTAAAGCGGAGACATTATCTATTTTTTCATCAGACCGCTTTTTTAGTAATTTACGATTACCATTTGTATCTTCTAGAGTTATACTATTACCCATAGCAAAAGACATAAGGGCCTGATCAAATATTAACATTCTATCTTCTGCCATATCTTTAATTTCACCAAGTGGAACTGACTCTGTCTTTGCTCCTTGTATTACTTTTTCTATTCCAAAAGGGCCATTTTCTTGTTCCCATCTTGTAACAAATTCTTTAGCATTATAAGGGTCAAATCCAAAGGTTCTAATATCATAACATGACTGTATAATGTATTGATCTAAGTCTTCATAGACTTCCATCATGTCAAGAACAGTTCCTTCCATTATGATTAGACTTCCTTCTTTAATGAATTGGTCATACTTTATTCGCATAGCTCCTGGAAGTTTCATAAGAGTTCTTGATGTTATATAACTTCGAGTTTTGATGCCAAATCGTTCACGAGGCAAAGGAAATAAGAATGTAAAAGCACAAAAGTCATCGCCTTGTGACATATCACCACCAAGAGAACAAGCCATATTCCAAAAATCTCTTTTACGATGTGGTAAAGTTTCTTCATAAGTAAAATAATAAGTATATCCTTCCATAGGAAGTCCAAAACGTTTAGCAAGTATATCATTTCTAGCAGCAGGAGCCTTTTCAGCTCTTTCTACATCAAGTTGATACACTTCATATCTAACGGTCTTTCCTATATTAGGATTAGCCTTAGGCCACATTGATGGATCATTAACTTCTTTAACATCGTCGAGTTTATACCACCAAATCGATACATGAGGATTGATATATTCGCCCTTTAATATATCTAATAGTTCTAATTTAATTGTATCTCCGCTACTATTACGAACAGTACCTTCTGAACTTACAGCAATTATTAAATAATCATCAAGTTTTGATGCTCCCTGTTCTATAGCTCCTATAACATCCTCACGTATGTCTCCCGATAACCATTCATCGACAGTTGATACCTTATTTCTTAATCCCTGTAATTTATCTATAGTCATAGGTCGAACTTCTATTAATGAACCTGTAAGAAAGTTCTCAATACCCTTTTTAGTTGATACTAATTTAACACGATTGGCTCTCGAACCCGTTGTATTTTGTAAAGATCCTTCTGTTAGGAATTTAAATAGAGGTCCTCTTGCTCTTGTTATAGCTGTTCTTATTGGAGACATAACTTCATCTGCTTGTTTCATTGTTGGAGCTGTTGTGATTTGGTTTGTAGTCGAAGTATCAACATTCTGAAAATATGATTGTATACAAGACATATATAAAGACTTAGCTGCACCTCTTCCGACTATAAGATATTGTTTATTTATTAAACGCCTTTTATAATTTTTCTTTACATAGTGTCCACCATGATTATCTGGATTTGGTTCATATGAACTTATCTCTTCGAAATAAAACCATGAAAATATTACTTCTGCCCATAATTTAAAACTATCAAGCAATATTAAATCTGATCCATCAGTTAATGTTAATTCATTATTACAATATTCAATGAATCCTTCTACTGCTTGATCATCATAATATACTCCAGGATTACCTATTAAGGCATCAATCCTATTCATCTCCATGGATATTTCTTTGCAGACAGGGATATCTCCTCTCATTACTGAGTTTTTAAATTCGTTATAGTATTTTGGTGTCGCAGTATTGCTTAGTGACATAAATTATCTACTTGGCACTTGTATTAGATTTAGTTTTTGATAATAGCGTGTCTATACCCTTACCCATATATTTAGTAATATAGGTTTGGGCTAACTGTTTACCTGAATTAACAATTAAATCTGTAACGAATTTTTTCCCTGGACTAATGTCTTCTTTTGTAAGTTGTTTATAGGTTTTTTCTAATTGTAATCTCTCATTAAATTTCTTTAATTGAGAATTGCTTAATGTTTTAATTTCTTTATTTTTAAGACTAACCTTTAGATTATGGTCAGCACTATTTGGTGGCTTTTCTGCTTTTTTAGCATCCAATTTTGCTATATGTTTATTTATCATTGAATTTCCTTTTGAACTACCTGCTGCTTTTTTAGAACCCCAATGCATTCCTATTTTTCCAAAGTGTTTTAATTCAGTTTTTTCCATTAGGTATTTACCTCCTCTACGATTACAATTTTAGGATCAGCACTAACCATAAGTCTCCACTCATACTCGTCTGCTTGCGATTTCATAATTTCGATTAATGCATTACTTATAGGCGGATCAAATATAAGACGAACTTTTAAATACATATATGATTTTACAGCTTCATACATTAAAATGTTTGGAAGATAATCTTTCCATTCTTTTATTTTATCCGATATTGAAAATCCCTCTGCTGGCCCAACTCCTATTTGATTGAGTACAAACAATACAGAATTTATATGCATAGTAATATCATTATCGAAATGGATATCTTCTTCTCCAACTCCTAATAGTTTTTTTATTGATGTCAGTATACTTTCTTCCATATCAATACTCCTTATTATAAAAATTATAGCCAGGGACAAGTATCATTTTTCTTTCGTATAGTGGGACCAATTATAAGACGAGATTTATCTCCATAGTGTATAGCATTGTGAGTATTTAAAGTTGTGGTTATTAAATTTTCTGGATCAAACACTATAGGATTTCTATTAAGAATGTCTTCTTTTGTAATTGTATTTAAATGATGAATCATAATTACTCCAAAGATTTCAAAGTCTTCACAAGCTAGATCATTTCCATCATCTCTAATTATTATTGTTCTTCTAAAGTTTCGCCATTCCTTAGATGTATAGAAAACTTGATTAAGCCATCTATTAAAACCAAAAGTTTCTTTACCAACTTTACCATCCAATTTTAAATAATCAAATCTATCTTGGAAAGTTCTTAAGGTTATTAATTCAGAATAACTTCTACTCATCTTCATTTGAATCTCCTTTGCCAGAATATTTTCGCATAGCGTTAAGTGCATTATTATAAAGTTCTTCAACATTCTTTGATGATTTAAGAGCTTCGGTTTTTGCTACTATTAATTTCTTTTGCTCAACTAAAATATCTTTCTCAATACGTTCTTTAGTAGATCCGAGTCTAAGATAATGAGCTATAACCTGAGATGATGCAGTTCCTTTTATTAATTGTTTCTCTGCAAGATCTACAGCAAGTGCTATTAGTTGATTTTCTCTTCCTTCTGGCGTTGCTGCTGGTGCTCGTTTCTTATTTGAGTCCAATACAGGTTCATTTCCATTTCTCATTATCTATCACCTCCAACTGTAATTATCTTTAGTATAACTTATTGTCTATCTCT